AGGCACGCCGCAAAATCGCGGCAGCTATTCTGGTAGAAGAGGCCCGACGCAAGGAAGCCAATGCCTGAAAATAGCGCCGACATAGCCAAGAGGATTATCCTCGGCTGCGTCGCAGAAGGTATGACCATCGACGCCGCTTGCGGTTCAGCTGGCAAGTCGATGAAGACGTATGAGTACTACCGTCGCACAGATAAGATTTTTGCAGACAAGGTAGATCGTACAAGGCTCGGTCTGAAGGACAAGCAGTTCCAAGGTGGAGACGTTCACGATATTGACTTCGTGACCTTCCGCCAAAAGTTTCTCCACTCCAAGACTTTTCCACATCAGGTAAACCTTATAGATGTGATTGAAGGACGTGAGCCATCTTGGCTCCATCCCAGTATGAAGTTTGAACCAGGGCTAGCGGCCAACCGCGTTCTGATTAACATACCGCCAAACCACGCCAAGTCGATTACGGTCACAGTCGACTACGTCACGTGGAAGGTAGCCCAGAACCCGAACTTCCGAGTTTTGATTGTATCCCAGACCCAGCAGTTAGCTGCCGACTTTCTCTACGCCATCAAGCAAAGACTGACGCATCCTATGTATGCAGACTTGCAGAGCGCTTATGCTGCTGGCGTAGGGTTTAATTCTAAGTCAGCTTCTTGGCAGGCAACGCGAGTCACCTTCGGTGATGAACTCCGTGAGTCCAGCGAGAAGGACCCGAACATTGAGGCCGTCGGTATCGGCGGTCAGATTTACGGCAAGCGTGCCGATATGATTATTGTCGATGACGCGGTCACGCTAAAGAACGCTAATGAGTTTGAGAAGCAGATTCGCTGGTTGACCCAGGACGTGAGATCACGTCTGAACCCTACAGGTAAGCTGATTGTTATTGGTACCCGTGTAGCCTCGGTGGACCTATATCGAGAACTTCGTAATGAGGACCGCTATCCAGGCGGTCAGGTCCCTTGGAAGTATCTGGCGATGCCGGCACTTCTTGAGATAGATGAGAACCCCGACAAGTGGGTTACCTTATGGCCTGCCTCAGATGCTCCATTCGATGGACAAGAAGAATCCGATAAGAACGAAGAAGGCTTATATCCACGCTGGTCTGGTCGTAACTTATATAACGAACGCCAAGCTATGGATGCAGGAACCTGGGCGCTGGTCTACCAGCAACAGGACGTATCCGAGAACGCTGCCTTTGACCCAGTATGTGTACGTGGCTCTATGGACGGAATGCGTAAAGCAGGACGTCTGGAGATGGGCCACCCAGGTCATCCGAAAGACTTAACAGGCTTCAGTTTTATCTGCGGTATGGATCCGGCCATTGTTGGAGATACGGCTGCTGTCTGTTATGCCATTGACCGTACTACTTCTAAGCGCTACATCGTAGACGTTATTAAGATTACTAGACCGTCACCTCAGCAGATTCGTGACATTATTATTAACTGGACGCAGCTCTATAGCCCGTCCGAGTGGATTATTGAGAAGAACGCCTTTCAGGCTTTCCTTACTCAAGATGAAGGTATCCGTATGTTCCTTGCAGGGCGCGGTGTAGTTCTTAAAGAACACCATACCGGTTCTAATAAGTGGGACTCTGGTTTCGGTGTGGCATCTATGGCCACCCTCTTTGGTACTAAGCAAGCAGATGGTAAGCACCATCGAGATAACTTGATACACCTACCTAGTGATCAAACAGAGAACATCAAGGCTCTAGTAGAGCAGTTGATTACGTGGACGCCAACAACTAAGGGTAAGACCGATATTGTGATGGCGCTCTGGTTCTGTGAGATTCGAGCACGTGAGATGCTCAACTACGGCCAGTACGCAACGCACCACCTTAAGAATCCTTTCCTCTCCAGGGCGGAGTTGGGAAAGCGAGTAGTTGTCAACATAGACGAACTACTAGCACAACAGAATCAAACATTCGTCTAGGAGACAATTATGGTTGCACCATTAGTAGGACTAGCAATCGGCGCCGCAGCCCGCGCTGTTGCAAAAAAGGTTGGACAAGAAGCAGTAAAGAAAACAGCCCAAAAGGTTGCAATCAAAGTTGCAAATACTAAGCCAGCGGTTAAAGCAACTAAAGCTGTTGCTAAAAAAGTACAGACTTCTAATATTCAGAAGACAAAGAAAGCTGGCGAAGCAGTACGCAAAATGCAACAAAAAACACAGGCTGAAAAGATTGCAAGCAATAGCGTAAAGGTTCGTCCACAAGATTCCATTCTTCGTGCTCGTAAAAATTTAGAATCTACCGTAAACACTATGGCATCTAAAAGTGGTGGACTTGCAAAACGCGATGCTGCAGCTGTTAAAACAGGCAAGCCGTCAAAAACAATTAAGATTAACTCATCATCTAAGAAGTCAGGTAAATAACTATGCCAGCAATGAATACACCTAAGCCGAAGCCAAAGACGACTAAGAAGCCAATGACTGCTTCTGAAAAGGCATTTATTAAGAACCAAAAGGAAAAGGCTAAGGCCACCAAAAGAACCGGCGTTTACCCAAACACAGCTAACTAAGGAATCAATATGGCAATTACACCAAGCTACAAGGCTGAAGGAACAGAAGAGCATTACATCGACAAGGGCGCAGTCACTACACCTCAGACTAACCCAATGGTTGAATCAAAGTACGCAGCAGGCAAGGCAATCGCTGCAGCAACAGACAAGGTCGAATGGCCAACAAAGGTCGCAGGACGCACTAACTAAGGATTACAATGCTAACAGTTAAAGAGGTTACCGCTAAGGTAGCTCGCTTGCAGACGAAGTACGCAGCACGCGATGCTCGTATGCGCGACGTCCTTTCGGTACGTCAGGGAGACATCTCCAAGGTCTACCCTTCTATGTTTTCTGATGAGTACCCAAAGCCACTCGTCGCCAACATTATTGACGTCGCCGCACGTGACCTTGCAGAGTCAATGGCACCACTGCCATCATTTAACTGTTCAGCATCTAATACTGTTTCCGATACAGCACGCAAGGCAGCAGACCTACGTGGACGTATCGCAAACTATTACGTAGATCGTTCAGAGCTTGGCGTACAGATGTACACCGGCGCTGACTGGTATAACACATACGGAATGCTTATTGGTCGCGTAGAACTTGATTACGAGAACGATAACCCAATCATTAAGATGATTAACCCGTTTGGTGCATACCCAGAGCTTGACCGTTTCGGTCGCTGCCTATCCCTTACCCAGATTGTGGGTATGGATGGACAGACTTTGGCTTCTATGTACCCAGAGTTTTACAACGAAATCGTTGCAACAAACCAGTATTCACCAGGTTCTCCGTACCTTTCATTGGTCCGTTACCACGATAAAGACCAAGACCTTATCTATCTACCAGAACGTAAGGGCTTAGTTCTATCTAATACACCTAACCCAATCGGTGAATGTATGGTTCGCGTTGCTATGCGACCATCTATCGATGGTGAAGCACGCGGTCAGTACGATGACGTGCTCGGTGTACAGCTTGCTCGTGCACGTTTTGCAGTCCTACAGATTCAGGCAGCAGAAAAATCTATCCAAGCACCTATTGCTATCCCACAGGATGTGCAAGAACTTGCTCTCGGACCAGATTCTATTATGCGTTCTGCCAACCCACAGGGTATTCGTCGCGTTCCACTTGAACTTCCAGCCGGTGTATTCGGTGAGTCAGGTGTCCTAGAGCGTGAACTTCGTACCGGTGCTCGCTATCCAGAGACACGTGGCGGTAACTCAGACGCTTCTATCGTTACAGGTCGTGGCGTACAGGCTCTACAGGCTGGATTTGATACACAGATCAAGGCAGCGCAGTCACAGTTTGCTCGCTTGTTCGTAGAGATGATTGGTCTTTGCTTTAAGACCGATGAGAAAATCTTTGGTAATCAGGTTAAAGAGATTCGTGGCGTCGATGACGGCACACCGTACACAATTAAGTACAACCCTGCCAAGGCTATTGGTGGCGACTACACCGTAGATGTCCGTTACGGCATTATGTCTGGTATGAACCCAAACAACGCAACAGTGGCTTTGCTACAGATGCGTTCAGACAAGTTGGTATCACGCGACTATGTACGTCGTGAACTTCCTATCGAGATTAACGTCGGTCAGGAAGAGCAGAAGGTTGATATTGAAGAGATGCGCGATGCACTTCGTGCAGCTATTGGGCAGACCGCTCTTGCAATCCCACAGATGGTTGCACAAGGTCAAGATCCAATGAAGATTATTTCATCCTTTGCAGAGATGATTAAGAATCGTCAAAAGGGTATGAGTATTGAAAGTGTTGTGGAGAAGGCGTTTACGCCTGAACCTCAGCCAGCAGCTCCAGAGATGGGGATGCAACCTCCAGTAGCAGGTGCGGCCTCCGCTCCTGCCTCGCAGCCAATTCCAGGACAACCTGGCGGTATGGCCCCTGCTGCTGGTGGTGCCCCTGCACCTGAAGGCAGACCAGACATTGCATCATTGCTCGCATCAATCGGCGGCGCGGCATAACTCTAGGGAGGTGAAATATGAATAAAGGTACACAAGCACCAGCATCAATGTCAAAGCCAGTTGAAGGCAGCAAGGCAGGATCTGTTGTCACAGGTGGTAAGGTAATGGTTCCATTCGCTGGAACACCAAAGCCAGGCAAAAAGGTTAAGAAGTAAAAGACTTTTTAGAAAGCGGGTGTACTGGATGGATGGTAACAAAGTTCCACGTCCAGTACGCCCCGCTGACTTCTTGGTTGTAGTAACAGAATTCTTTTACAATATGTCACAAGTATTTACAGGACTAGCGGAGTCCTTGATGGAGCTATCTATCTATAATGCAAACCGCAAAACAGAATTGAACAAAGCGTGGGAAAACTTCGCTACCGATTTAGAAACTATTCAGGAGGATACAGATGGCGCTTGAAGACGCTACTAACCCTATGCAGGGTGTATCAGGTCCTGGTAAGTACGCAAAGCGTACAGATTTAGAATACCAGTCACAGTCTTACGGCGAAGGCGTAGCATACGATGCAGCCAAGTCAGGCGCTCCACTTGCGAGCGCACCAAAGTCACCAATGCTTTCACAAGCACCACGTGTCTCAGCAGAACCTAGAGTTGGTCTATACGACCCAACACAGCGCCCAGATACACCTATTCAAGAAGGTATTGATATGGGACCAGGCGCAGGATCGGAAGCACTTGCTCTGCGTAAAGATGACGACACAAATTTTAGAGCGGCAATCGCTTCTTACAAGCCAGTATTAAATTTCATTGCAGACCAGCCTAACACCTCACCTGAAACACGTGCAGCTATTAGGCAGTTATGGGATAACCTGTGAGTTTATGGAACAGAATTGGTGATGTAGCAACTACTGCGGTAAAGAACACCGGTAAGTTCGGTGGAGAGATTCTTGAAGCGACGGGAAGTGCTGCACGTTTTGCTTGGGATGTAGGAACTGCACCTTGGAATGACGCAGAAGAATACAATGGTTTTATTCAACCATTCAAAACTGCTACAGAAAAAGAAGGCAAAGATATAATCAAGCCTTTGGCATCTGCAGCAGGCGCTATTATGAAGGTTCCTCTAGTGCAACCAGCACTTGAGCGTATTGGTTATATCAACCAAGAGTACATTCGTGAGCCTCTTACTACAGTTGCACTAGCGGTTGGCGAGATTAACAAGCGCAGCGTCACTGGCGAAGGTAGATTCATCGCTGAACTTGGTTACTTTGACCCTAAACTATGGAGCAAAGCGTACAAAGGCGCTCAAGATATTTCAATCGGCCAAGCAGCAGTAGGAAATACTCGCTCAGTATATGACCCAAAGTTCAATATTTATGATCCAGCACAACGCGATGCTGCTTTTAAGAAGAGCGCTTGGGGTAAATCCGCATCAGGTGGCGTAGATTTAATAGCACAGTTCTTTGGTGACGTAACTCTTGCTGGCGCCAAGGTCACGCAGGCAGCAAAGGCTAGCCAATTAGGTGTAGGGCTACTTAAGAACTCAGATGTTGTAGCAAAAGCAGCGGAAGATATTACAAAGGCTCAGTTTGGCGTAAACAATCGCTTTAGTAAAGTATTAGATGACTTCACTAAGAACGATTCCTTGTACGCTTTGAACCATCCAATGGTTAAATCTTCAGGGCAGCCAGGACTACTAGCACATTTGCTAGGTGATTCTGTAGACCGTGACGAAACAGCGATGATTCTACGTTCGGCTCTAGGCGATCCTATAGCGATGGACGAACTTCGCTTGCAGCGTGCATACATTACAGATGCACTAGAAACAGCACGTGGTGATTTATCCACAGTTGATGAATTTAAGTTATTTGCTGCACCAGACGGTAGCGGAATGCTACCTTTCTTAAACGATAACCCTGCTGTTATCAAGGCGGCGCAGGACAACTACACATCTTTGGCAGCATCTGACAAGTACTTTGCTAAATTAATGCAACTTGGCGAAGGCGGCGGTTCGCTTACCCGTACAACTGGTAAAGGTTTACAGCAGGCAGAGGACTTTGTAGCAACTGCTCGTGCTATTAAGTTCTACGACCAAACAGTAGGCGCAGCCAAACTTGAGGTTTATCAGCCAACACCTTTCCATCGTTTATACCAGAAGTTCTCTTGGGCTGCAGGCGAGCGCCCAGCAGGACTTGTAGACTTTAACGACCCAGATTCATATAGAGAAGTTGTTGCAACCCTTGAGCGTTTGCGTCCAACTGAAGCAATTAAGGGAACTCCAAAGACTCTTAAAAGGATTGGTCTTCTTAGCGATGAGCAGGCAAATGGACTTCTTAATAGTTATATCGCCGCAGCAACTCCTGAGCAAAGATTTATTGCTACCCAAAATATTGAAGAAACTGCAGTAAGAGCGCTAGCCGCTAAGTACAATATTGACGAAGACGCTATAAATAATATCTATAATAACTATAGTGGCGCTCGTACATCTGCCCTGAAGTCAATTCAAAAACGCGGTTATATGGTTGACACAGATGGATCTGTTATTAGTGTGCCACAACTTGAATCACAAAGTGCTGACTTCTTGCCTTTAATGGATTTTGATTTACTAGATAGAGTTCTAAAGCGCAACGCAAATACAATTAACGCCACCCTTGGTAGACGCACTGACCAATTATTTAACGCAGCAGATGTTGCTCAAGACTTGTTTAAGGCTGGAGCGCTACTTCGCCTTGGCTACACACAACGTAACGCTATTGATTCTCAGCTCCGTATTGCTGCTTCAGTTGGTGCTATGGCATCACTTCGCCACCTAGGTCCTGGTATCAAGAATATTGTTAATAACTCAGTACGAGTACCAGCAAGACTGGTTGATAAGTACAGCCCTCTTGGAGTTGCAGCAACACTTGAGAAAGTTCAGAAATCAAGCGTTAGAGTTATTCGTGAACTCGAAGAATTAAAGACCAAGATTGGCGCAGCAGAAGCCAAACTGTCTCTTGACCCAGAAGATGTAGATTTACTTGGTGAGGTAAACACACTTAAACTTCTTCAGGAAGAAAAACTTGCTGTATATAATAGTTATGCAGAGGCTCTTAATAAGTCTAAAAAAGCAAAGCCAAAGGATCGCATTGGCACTGGTACCTTTAAGATAACAACATCTGATGGTCAAGTCTATGAAATAGACGACGCTTTTGGTGGGCCACTAGGTGATATGTTCCGCAGGATTGCTTCTTCTGGTAACTCATTTGAGCGTATGGTTGATAGCAATACTGATATGTATGCACGCAATCTAGCATCAAAGGGTATGGGTGCTGTTCGCCCTACAGACCCTGGTTACTTTGAGCAGTGGGCGCAAACACTGCGTCAACAGTTTGGTAACTCTGCAGTGGTTAACAAGATTGTTAACGGTGAAACCATTGACGATATTGCTAAATGGCTAAAGACTTCTCCAGAAGGACGCGACTTACGCAGTCGTCTTGGTAAAACTTCAGACGAAGCAGCTGAGTATGTTACTACAATCAGCAACTTCTTTGACACATACTTGCCAATATCTTCAAACTTGCGTAGCAAGTTAAAAGACATAACTGCAGAAGATTTGCGTAGTACCTTTAAGGACCCAACTGACCTACCTATTATTCACGGTCACCTTCTTGAAGAAACATTCTTTAATAAGTCAGACATATGGTATAAAAAGTTTATCAACGGTGCATTCAAGTTACTTGCAACGCTACCAGAAGACACCTTAGCACGTAACCCATTATATGTACATTTCTATCGTCAAGAAGCACGCCGTCGTGTAGATATTGTTGCAGGGCTTAAGGGAGATAGAATCTCCTTTGAAAACCAGCAGAAGATTATGGCTGCAGCTCAGAAGTCAGCCCTTCGTGAGATGAAGAAGGTACTCTTTAATATCGAGCGCAAGAGTAATCTTGCTATGGTTATGAAGTACATCAACCCATTCTTCTCAGCACAAGAAAACTCTTACAAAACTTGGATGAAGTTTGCGGTAGCAAACCCTGCCATTGTTAATCGTGGCTATATGGTTTGGCAGGCTCCAAATGAAGCAGGTCTTGTCACAGATCAAGATGGAAATATTGTCCCACCTGGACAAACATCAGGCAATGACACTATGTGGTTTAGTCTTCCAAAGGGATTAACACAAGCAGTTCCTGGTTTGAGGTCACTTACTGAAGTTGGTATTCCTAAAGCATCGTTAGATATTATCTTCCAAGGTGGAATGGATGCTCTATATAATAAGGGTAATCCAAATCTATTCAGCGATATATTCCCAACCGGACCTTATGTGGCAGTGCCAGTTGCAGAAATTACCAAAAACCAACCTGATACAAGAGAAACTCTTAAGTGGCTATTCCCATACGGGTATCCAAAGGATGCTGCATCTGGCTTCTTACCAGCTTGGGTGCAAAGATTGCAGACACGTAGAGAGGGTCAAGATGACCCACAGTTTGCTCGCACATATCAACTTATCTGGAACACAGAACAAATGCGTGCAAAGCGCAATGGACGTGAACCAGTAAGTGCAGATAAGGTCCTTAGAATGACAAAGGACTACTGGAATATGCGCGTTGCGGCAAACCTTATTATGCCATTTGCTCCACGCTTTGATACTCCTTACAAGTTCTACCTTGATAAGACACGTGAGTACAGAAGAGTATATGGAATTGATGCAGACGCTAAGTTCCTAGAAGACTATCCAGAGTTTTTTTCGTTCACATCTAGTCTTTCAAAGAACCCAACAGGCGTCCAGTCATCAATCGCTGCTACAACTAACATTAAGAAGTATGACAAGTTGATTGGCGAAATAGTCAATATTGACCCTAAGTTAGTTGGCTTGGTTGTTAATGATCCTTCTGGCTATGAGTTCTCACAGTCTGCATACGATTACCTTTACAAGAAGCGTGTATCGGCAGATGCTCCTGATAGATTCCTTTCATCACAAAGCCCAGCTGAAGCACAGAAAAAGACTGACGCTGAAAAGGGTTGGATTCAGTACAATAAGTTTGCTGATGCGCTAGATACGGAACTTGCCGCTCGTGGCCTAACCTCTATCCAGCAAACAGGTGCGGAAGACTTGGCTATTATCAAGACTGCTTTTATTAGAAAACTTGCAGTCCAGACTGATGCTGAAGGTAAGCCTATGTTTGACAAGAAGTCAGGCGAATACGTACGCACAGCCTGGTATGACGACTACCTAGATTCAGATGGGTCTAAGACCAACCGAGTTATTGCTGGTCTTGGGAAGATTCTTAGCGACCCAACTTTTGTAGAAAACAATAAGAACAGTACAACTTGGAAATCTGTTGAAAGATACCTTGAGTTTAGAAAACTTGTTGCAAGAGAACTTCTCACTAGAGAAGCCAAGTCAATCGAGGCTAAGTCGAATGCTGACCTTAAAATCATATTTGATGGCTTTGTTAATAAGTTAAAGCGTGACGATAAATTAGGCTTTGCTTACATACACGATAGGTTCTTATCTCAAGACCTAGTAGTAGATAAGCAGTTGACACCAAAGGAAGTTAAATAATGGCAGATTTTTATGACGGTCTTGTAAAGGCTGGTCTTATTACACAGCAAGAGGCAGATGCTGCTCGCGCCCTTAAAAATCAGCAAAATTCTGACAAGGAAAAGGTTCCTCCTAAGGCTGGAATATTTACTCGTACCTATACAAGCAATAACGTACCTGCAGCATCCTCAATTAAGGATACTATCAACAAGGTATTTCAAAAGTACTATGGCCGTGATGCTTCTGAAACAGAAATTACCACCTGGACTCCACAGCTTCTTGCCAAGTACAAGTCAAAGTCTGGCGCTTCTAAAAGTGTAGTTAGAGAAACCTATAAAGATGGTTTACAAATCAGCACTGAGTATCTCACTGCTGATAAAGAAGATCCATCAATCTTCCTTGAAGAGAAAATCAAGACTCAGCTTGCTAGTGGCCTACAGGAGATTAACGAACTTGCTATCCCAGAGGGTCCTTCTGGTAAGTACTTCGTGGCAATCAAAAACCTTGCCTACGATAATGGAATTAAACTAGCCGATGCTGACGCTACGGCTTATGCCAACAAGATTGTTGCTGGACAGGTAGACGAGAACACTGTCTATAACACAATTCGTGAAAGTGCAGCCTCAGCATTCCCTGCCCTTGCAGATAAGATTAAGGCTGGCCTAGACCTTAAATCTCTTGCTAGCCCTTACATCCAATCAATGAGCGATATTCTAGAGATACCAAACACTTCTATTGATTTGTTTGACCCACAGATTCGTGGAGCTATGGCTTACACTCTTCCAGATGGAAAGGTTGGCACTAAGTCAATCTATGACTTTGAAAAAGAATTACGCAAAGATGATCGTTGGCAGTACACAAATAAGGCACGGGAGCAAGCAGCATCTGTTGCTACTACCGTCCTCCGAGACTTCGGATTTATGGGGTAACAATGGCTAGAGCACCAAAAGACGAGTTCGGTACTCCGTTTGGACAAGCAGGTTCTGCGGCCGCTACAAAATTAGGCACACCATTTGGTCAGGCTGGTTCTGCAAAGGCTGCACAAGATGCAAACATTGCTGAGTCAGATGCTCGACTAAGAGCACGTATTCCTTCATCTCCTAAAGCAGCACCTAAAGTTACTGAAGAAGACACGACAACAAAAGCACCAGCAGGTGGAGGTAACCCTGTACTTCCTCAGTCTGGTCTTACTACAGACGAAGTACAAAACCTACTTAAGAGTTATACCTCTGATGTCTTGAGCAAAATGAGTCAGGAAGAGAAGACTGCTGAGCGCCTTAGCGCTTACAACATTCTTCGTATGGAATTTGAGCAATATGGACTAGGTAGCCTAGTAACAGATATTAGAAACTTACTCGTTAACGATACTCCAGTATCTGAGTTTGGCTTACGCCTTCGTGGAACCGAAGCCTACAAGACACGCTTTAAGGCTAACGAAGCACGCATCGCTGCAGGTCTTGCAGCCCTTAGCCCAGCGGAGTATGTAGCACTAGAAGACCAGTATCAGAATGTAATGCGTAACTACGGACTTCCTGCAAGTTACTACACTAAAGACCAGACTGGTAAGCAGGTAGGGTTTGAGAAGTTTATTGCTGGAGATGTATCTGCTACAGAGTTAGAAGACCGTATCTCTACAGCACAGAAGCGTGTCATTAACGCTAACCCAGAGGTTAGCCAAGCACTTAAGGCGTTTTATCCAGACATTACTAATGGTGATATTTTGGCTTACGCACTCGATCCTAGCCAGGGTCTTGAGGCAATCAAGCGTAAGGTAACCGCTGCTGAAATCGGTGGCGCTGCTATGGGACAGAACTTGGCTACATCAGCAGCCCGTGCTATGGAACTTGCAGGCTATGGTGTTACTAAGGAACAGGCACAACAAGGATTCCAGACAGTAGCAGAAGTAGCACCACGTGGCTCACAACTTGCTGATATCTATGGTCAAGCACCATACGGACAGGCAGAAGCAGAAGCAGAAGTATTTAACACAGCTGGCTCAGCGCAAGCTGCAGCGCGACGTAAGAAACTAAAGGAACTAGAACAAGCATCCTTTAGTGGCTCATCAGGAGTAGGTGCCCTTGGAAGAGACAAGGCAATCTACGGAGGAGCATCAGGTCAAGCAGGCCTGTACTAAAATAGACCTACCTTGGGACAGACCGGCGCTCAAGGAGTGAACTTAAAGACCGGTAGTAGGAGCCACGCTGGAGATCCCCAGAACTGCGTGAGGCCTACGTCAACTACAACGAATGGGAGATGGACTATGTCCAACTACGAGTACGAGGACGACGATGACGATGTCACCACAAGTGATAACGGAAATGATCTCGTCAAACAGCTGCGTAAAGCAGCAAAGCAAAAGGATAAAGAACTCGCTGAGCTTCGTGCACAGTTCGAGGGAGTATCCAAAGCACAACGTGAACGAAACATTAAGGACGTTCTCGAATCTCGCGGAGTGAATAGCAAAATTGCTAAATTCATTCCATCGGACTTAGACCCAACTGAGGAGTCTTTGTCTAAGTGGCTTGACGAAAACGGAGACGTTTTTGGCTTTTCCACTGAATCCAACCAGCCTGTCGTCGACCCAGCCCAAGCTGCGGCGTATAAGCGAATGAATAGTGTTACTGAGCAAGGGTTAACTCCTGATGCTTCAGATGACATTATGCGTCGCCTTATGAGCGCTAACAGCAAGGAAGAACTGGACGAAGTAATTAGACAGTCTGGACTCTAACCAACAACCGAAAGGCATAACCTAATGGCAATTCCAGATGGTACGCTGACCGGCACATCCGCAGTTAGCAACCTAGTCAGAACAGCGTATGATCAATACGTTCGTATGGCACTACGTAGCATTCCAGTAATGCGCTCACTTGCAGATGTAAAGCCAGTACAGCAAGCAATGCCAGGTTCATCAGTTGTATTCTCAATCTATTCAGACCTCGCTCAGGCGACTTCTACATTGACAGAAGCAACCGATGTATCTTCTATTGCACTTGGTAATCCTAACCAGATTACAGTTACACTCAATGAATACGGCTCAGCCGTAACCACAACTAAGAAGCTCAATATGACTTCTTTCAACGATGTTGACACAGCTCTTGCTGACATCATCGCATACAACGCTGCAGACTCAATCGATGCTGTCGTTGCTGCTGTCCTCACAGGCGCAGGCAACACAAACATCATCTACGGTGGCTCAGCAACAACAACCAACACAATCGGAACTGCAGATAAAATGCAGGTAACCGATATCCGTGAGGCTGTTACAGAACTTCGCACAAACAAGGCTCTGCCTCGTATTGGTGAACTCTACGCAGCATACCTCCACCCACGTCAGACAGCCGACCTTCGTGCTGAAACTGGTACAGGCGGATTCCAGGAACTTTCAAAGTACGTAGACCGCACACCATTCGTGGCTGGCGCAGTTGGCGTAATTGAAGGTGCGTTTGTTGTGGAAACACCTCGCGTTCCATTTGCTGCTAACACAGCATCACCTGCAGTTAACGTCTATAAGGCAGTTATTGCAGGACGTGAAGCACTTGCTGAAGCTCAAGGACAGGACATCTCAACAGTTGTCGGTCCTCAGATCGATGCACTCCGTCGTTACCACACCATCGGTTGGTACTACTTCGGTGGCTTCAACATCCTTCGTACAGCGGCTCTTTACCAGATCCAGACTGCAGCGACAAACGGATAATCAACTTTAGTTGATTGACGGGTGGGGCTAGGGCAACCTAGCCTCATCAGTAAGTTCACTAAGGAGAACTAATGGCATACACAGCAACAACTCCCTGGGAGTACCAGACCTGGGGCGCTAACAAACCTTGGCCTGACCAGTACACACGTTTGTCACAGCGTCAGATTGTTGGTGGTACAAACACTGGTGAGATTAACCCATTTATGACTGACATCGCACGCGGTGTAACTCTTATCGTAAGTGGGTCAACAGTGGAAGCAACGCTGTATCCATATCAGGACACACTTTTTAATGCAGACTTTTACATCTTGGGTGGGCATACACAAGAGATAACAGATGAGCAGGCAGCGATTCTTATTGCTGCAGGCTACGGAGATTATGTGGAGCCAATCGTATGAGTAAGCATCGTAGAGAAGTACACCCAGTAGAAGTAGATGGTTGCTTCGGGTGCAAGATAAGTGGGCTACAACTATCAGTAGGGGATGCTCGTCACGACGGCATCCAATCAGCTAAGCAACACGACAAAGAATTAGGCTCATACTTTGATGCAACACGTCAAGGTATTGAACCAGTATCAACAAAGCAAAAAGATATTGATGCAGCAGTCCGACTATCTAACGATATGGGATCTGCATTCAACGGAAACGCAATCTAACAAGGAGAAATAATGAAGAAAGAATCAGGCGATAAGTCACAGTCAACTGACTTCGTTCCATTCGACAGAGTAAACAAGGGTGGAATCACTCCTTCAATGCCTGCAGGTGGACAGACAGCTATGACCAAGGGTAATACAGCGAAGTTCGGTGCTGGTAAGAAAAGCGTAGGTAAGTAATATGTGCGCTAACTGTGGTTGCGGATATGCAACATACGATGACATTGAGACGGGTGCTCCGGCAAACGAAGTGGACAAGGCTTAATGAAGAAAAAGCATCCAGGATTCAAAGCAGTAGCAAAGAAGATTGCTGCAAAGCAAGGTGTCTCCAAGGAGAGTGCCAGTGCGATTCTTGCTGCGGGTGCTCGGAAAGCCTCGAAGGCAGCGGTCAAAGCTAATCCAAACCTTAAGAAGGTTAAGGGTATGCGAAAGAAGATGGGATAACAATGGCTAAGAGTCCAGCGTGGCAACGCAAAGAAGGTAAGAACCCAGAAGGCGGATTAAACGCTAAGGGTCGCGCTAGTGCTAAAGCACAAGGTAGCAACCTGAAGCCACCTGTGTCTGCTAAGCAAGCCAAGAAATCACCCAAGGCTGCAGCACGACGCAAATCATTTTGCGCTCGTATGGGCGGTAGCAAAGGTCCATTAAAAGATGAAAAGGGTAAGCCAACTCGTAAGGCGCTTGCACTTAGAAAGTGGGATTGCTAATGAAGAAGAAAGCATTTTGGGATACAAAGAACCCAAAGAAGACATCAAAGAAGCTGACTCCTGCACAGAAGACTGCAGCCAAGGCTAAGGCCAAGGCAGCAGGAAGACCCTACCCAAATCTGGTAGATAACGCAGCAGCAGCTAAAAAGAAGAAGTGAGGTAGTAGGTGTCATACGGATTTTATGGTTCAACACTTAACGACGAATTAAATCGTCTTGCAAACGGTGGCACCTACCCTTCCATCTCTGCCTATAAGGATCGGGCAGGGGCAGCACAGGCTTGGGCTGCAGCTAAGAGCATTAACCTTCAGGGAATCACAGACCTAGTAGGTGTAATCAATTACGTAGGTGGTATCACTTCTCGTCAGAGTATGCTCGATATCGCTGGTATCTGTAATTTAATTGCAGGAACTACTGGCCTAGAGCCAGCAGCAGCGCTGCGCGAGGTGGCTAATTGACAGCCACGTACAACCTTGTAGCACCACAGGCTACAACATTTACATTTGCATTCCGTCCACAAACTGACGGAGTGAACTGGGACCTCACAGGCTACACAGCAACTATGACTGTACGCCCGTTCGCAGGTTCATCTACAACATCACTGCTTGCTACTACAGCAAATGGAAAGATTACTATTAACACATCAACATCAGTAGTGACAGTGAACTTCACAGCAACTGATACTGATATCAAAGCGGAGACATACGCTTACGACCTAGTACTTTATGTAGGTGCAACTGTCACACGATTGCTAGAAGGTAAGTTCCTAGTACCGATTGGAGTAACAGTATGAGTGAAACAATCATCATCATTGAGTCTGCTCAACCGCAGACATCTGTAGTTTTCTCAGCAGACCAAGGACCGCAAGGTATACCTGGTCCTACAGGATCGACAGGTCCGACTGGTGCTACTGGTACCACTGGCCCAACAGGTCCTCTCGGACCGACAGGTGCTACAGGAGCCACTGGTTCAACTGGCGCTACTGGCGCCACTGGAGCGACAGGAGCAACAGGTGCAACAGGACCGACTGGACCTACAGGTAATACTGGAAGCACAGGAGCAACGGGAGCGACTGGGCCAACTGGGCCTGTCGGAGCTACTGGAGCAACTGGACCAACTGGAGATACCGGACCTACAGGACCTACAGGAGCAACCGGTGCCACCGGTGCAACAGGACCTACGGGAGCAACAGGCTCTACAGGTAGCACAGGACCAACAGGTGCTACAGGAGATACAGGCCCTACAGGCCCAACAGGATTAACTGGGCCAACAGGTCCGACAGGCGCCACAGGAGATACAGGTCCTACGGGTCCTACAGGCCCT